CCATTATACCCGATTTTACCCCCCCTTGTCAAGTGATTTTCGTAAAAAAGGGCTATTTATTTTCAACTATTTTAAATTATTTTTAATGGGTATTGATATATAATAATATTATTCTGTATCATTTTAAAGAAATATTGGCCTTTTTAAAGGATCCCTATTGACATTGATTTATAAGTATTATTTATAATGCTTAAAATAATTGAAGAAATGTTAAAATAATTTCTCGTATTTGGGGGTACCCTCTTGACAAACTAATTTTTATAGTATATAATAGGACTTATATTTACCGCGATCTTATAAGAAGCGTTAGTTTATCGCTTTAAAGACAAGCTTAGTTATGCTCTCCTCCATCCCTCTTCTTCCCCATTCGTATAATGCTTCTATTATGTATAATTATATTATGCGTAAATTAGACACTACGAATGGGGGGTTGATAGGGGTAGACCTAGACACTTTAGAAGTGTTATGTGTAGTACGACACTTACAAGAGAAGCATTTTCCCTCGTACTCCCTGAAAGAATTATACACAATATTAAGAGAAGAGATGTCCTATGGCTCGACCAAAAGGTAGCCGCAACAATCCTAAGAAGATACAATATAAGAAAGGGTATACCCCAGAGGATGCTCTTAAGATTGTACAGGATGCAAAGGCAAGCTTAAAAGGAGAAGAGATAACTCCAATAGATAATATCTCCGTAAAGAAGATAGTAGATAAGTTGAATGCTAAAAGCTCTACTAAATTACTTCGTAAGTTTATTCCGTATGGAGTCAATACAGACTTCACCCTTACAAAGCATACTCCCCAAATATAATTTTTAAATAGGTTGAATAGATAATATGACTGGTATGGTTGGTGTATTAGGTACAGATGTAGGATCTACATCAACAGTTACCTTTAGTGGAAGTACTACTTCTTCTGCTGTAGATTTAAATAATAAGAGTATTGTTAGTATTACTATTCCAAGCAGTATGGCAGGTACTACTATTAAGTTCTCTACTTGTGATACAAGTGGTGGTACTTTTACTACTCTCCGTGATGGTAGTGCTGGTACTGATGTATCATTTACTATTACCTCTACTGCTGGTACGTATACTGCTGGTAGCTTATTGGCTTCCCTAGCTGGACTACAACGATATGTTAAATTAGTATCTAGTGCAAGTGAGACTGCTACTGTTGTAATTAACACTAGGGTAGTTTAATCTATGCTTCATCGGCTACTCCATAAGGTAGGAACTAATGCTAATGTGGGAGTAACCTACAGTAATGTTTTGTACCAACGAGCTACTGTTACCTTAGCTGCTACTCAAGCTAGTCCTACCACCCCTACTACTATTACTTCTACTACTACCTCTCTTACTGGGGTATTTTCCTATGGGGCTAGTGCTAGTACTTCTGATGCTGTAGCAGCTATTAAAGATTATCTTACTAGAACTACTATTACCTCTACTACTCTTACTAATACTAGAACCTCCTCTACTGCTGCTGTAGTTAATATTACTTTTGCGTATGGGTTGATGCAGTTCTCTAATAGATTGGTAGAGAGTATCCAAACAATCACAGGTACTCTTACTACTACTCAAGGTACTCCTACGGTAGCTAACCTAGCAATTCCCACTCCCGTAACTAAGTCTAGATCTGTAGTACTCTTTCAAGAAGAGACAAGCATTAACGTAAACAGTAACACAGTAGCTAACATCCATCACATAGTAGATATTGATGCAGGGGGTAATAACGTAACTGTTCAAGCTAGTACTCTCTTAACTTCTATTACTCGTAACTTCTCAGTTCAAGTAATTCAATTTAAGTCTGCTGCTGTGAAGAATAAATACGACTATACAGTTACTATAGCTACAGGAAGTGCGAGTGGTACAGCTTCTCTTAGTTCTCTTAATAGTGGTAGTGGAGTTACTACTTCTAATACTATCCTATTCCCAAGAGGACAAGTTCAAACGGGGACAGCGTCAAGTAGTGTTAACGTAGCTTTCTCAGGTACAGCTCTTACTAACGCTACTACTATTACAAGTACAAGAGGGGGCTCTAGTGGTACCCTTGGTCTTACAATACAAGGTACAGCTTTAGAGTGTAACTCTGGATACATATCTGTACAACATTCTTCTGCTACCATAGCCTCTAGTGGTACTACTACTTCTACTACTATTACCTCCTACAATACTTCTAAAACATTCCTGTTACATTGTGGATGGTATAGTACTTATACAAGTAGTGCCTCTGCTGGAGAAGAAGGTATTTGGAGAATTACGTTAGCTCTACCTTCTAGTACATCCTGGTCTATGACTCGTACTGTTGCTGATGCTACTACCGTTACCTGTCCTGTACAAATTATAACACATCTATAAGCGAGAAGATACATAATGGTAAGTGCTCCTCCAATGCTAACTGCTCAAGAAATGAGAAGTGAAATCATCAAGAACAAGATTCGTTCTGAGGGTTTGACTCAACGTATGATTCAAGTTGAAGCAGACATTGTAGATTTAAGTGGATCTATCTCACCTGTAGAGCATGTGCATGATGCTGCTGATATTACTACAGGTACTAAGACTTCCGCTTTTATTTCGGATTTTTCTACTGCTGTAGATACTATATTAGAATCTGAGAAAGGGGCAGCAAATGGTATTGCTTCTCTTGATGGTACTGGTAAGGTACCTTCGGCTCAGCTTCCTGTATATGTTGATGATGTATTAGAGTATGCTAACTCAGCTGCTTTCCCAGGAACTGGTACTGATGGTATTATCTATGTAGCTTTAGATACTGGATTCTCCTATCGTTGGTCCGGAACAGTATATACTCGCATTAACACGGGGGATGTAGCTTCTGTATTTGGTCGTACTGGAGCGATTACTGCTACCTCGGGAGATTACACTACTGCTCAAGTTACAGAGTCTACAAATAAAAAATATGTAACTGATGCTCAACTAGCAATTATTAACGCTACCTCTGGTACTAACACAGGGGATCAAACTGATATTACTGGTAATGCAGGTACAGTAACTACGATCAATGGACGTATTGCTGCGGGGACTAATGTATCTTTATCGGGTACAGGTACAGCAGCTAGCCCCTACACTATCAGTGCTACTGGTGGTTCTTCTACTAATAGCTTTAATACTATCTCCGTAAGTGGTCAATCAGATGTTGTAGCAGATAGCTCCACTGATACTCTTACTCTTGTAGCTGGTACTGGTATATCCCTTACTACTAATGCTACAACAGATAGCATCACAATTACAAATACAAGTAGCTCTTCAGGTGGTACTACTCTTGATGGGTATTATATTTCTACCTGTTCTTCTGCTAATACTCCTGAAGCTAATATGACAGCATTCATTGCTGATTGTAATGCGGCTAAAGCTGCCGGACTTACTCTTCTTATGCCTAATGAAAAGGTGTTAATTGGTCAAACTTCTCAAGCTGTAATCAATATAGGGGAAGGTGAGTGTCTCCATATTGCGGGGTATGGTCCTAATAGTAAACTAGCTCTTGCTAATCGGTATGTGGGTACAAGTGGGGAGGCAACTCTTGCCTTTTCAACAGACCCAGCTCATGGCGGTAGTGCTACTGATTACACTATTTCCTCTATCACTAATGCTAAATATGATAGTACAAATGCAGTGATAGGATATACTACAAAGATTACCCTTAGCTCCACTCCTACTGGTATTAAGCCAGGTACTATGATATCTGTCTTTGCCACTAAACGAATTACATATCGGTATGACGCTGCTGATTTTGATAATAATGAGTTTAACTGGACTCGTGAAATGGCTCAAGTCACTCATGTAGACGGAGCAGATATATACTTAAGTACTCCTCTCCATTACCCAGCGACAGATTATAACAGCGCTACATACAAGAAAATTCGAGTATACCCTAACTGTGGTCTTAAGTTCTCTAATATTACTATCACTACTTCTACAGACCCACGTAACCAAAACTGTGGAGATACTGATGCAGATAACACAGCATACACAGGGGTAATCACTGCTACTACTCCAAGTATTGCTACAGGTTCTAAAACTTTTAGTGTCTCTACTGGTAAGTCCTGGGTAGCGGGGGAAACCTTAGTAGTAGTTTCTAATAGTAACCGTTCTTACTTTAAAGGTACTGTTACTTCTTATAATAGTTCTACAGGCTCTCTAGTACTTAGCGTAACTACAGTTAACCCTACCTCAGGGGGTACTACTTTTAGTTCAGGGTATGTAGAACGAGTTGTTTCTCGTAATAGTTTTATTGCTCGAGTAGTAGGTATCCCGAATGTAGAGATTGATGATAGTGTAATTATTGATGGAGCTTGGGGTGGAACCTTCAACTTCAATAGTACTATTGGCGCTATTTATAAGCCACGTCATTATAATCTTATTAACATCCTTCCAGGTAATTCTAACGTACTTGGCTATGCCCCTGCATGGGATGGAGCTAATCTAAATCCTGAAGCTTCTAATGATGTTAAATATGGGGGTCGCCATAATAATACGACAGTCTGGTTAGAAGAGGGTACTCTTAGTCTTACACCTACATCCTTAAGTACTTCTACTACATTAAGCTACACTACTACTGGGAATACTCCCGCCTCTGGGGATTACATTTATGTGGACTTCAGCCCAATTACTGGTATGAGTAGTGCTACTGGTGTATATCTAATTACCGCTAAGTCAGGCTCTAGTATTACAATTAATTTAAACTCCACCAGTCTATCTAATACTGGCGGTACAGCTATTGCTACTCTCTTCCAAACTGATATAGTATACCGCTATGGTGACACACATGGTGGTAGATTTGTTGGTGGTGTATCTACTAATACTACAGGAGCTATGTTAGATCCTCATGAGAATGCTATTAATTGTGTTTGGGGTGATGTTACTATCAATAGTGGTGTTGGACGTACTTGGGCATCTACCGCTAAACGTCCTTGTAACTCACGTGGATTAAATGATACCTTTATAAATGTAATAGCTACTAATCATGAATCCTTTGCATCTCTTGATGCTTTTGCTCGTCAGTTTGGGTACACAAATACTACTACCTTTAAAAATTGTACCTCTCAAGATATGGGTACCTTCGATACTAATGCTAGCCCTACCTATTTATTTAGTATGGTTGGAGACTCCTTCGTAACAGATACTCGTAAACTTGTAATTGATAATTTCCACATGGAAGGAAGAACTCGAGGTTTCCTCGGCTATGATACTACAAGTGGGGGTAATTCTGCTCAAACAGTGGAGATCATAGGTGCTAAGTTTAATGGAGATTTGAATCTTCACGCATCAGGCACTACTGCAGCTGCTTCTACTTCTGCTTTTATTCAAGTTAGAGATGCTACATATCTACTTAAAGATTGTATCTTTGATTTTAAAGGGGTGAGCCGTACTACTGTAATTGAGTTTATGGAGTTTCTTTCTACTGCTGCTTCTGCTGCTAAAGTCACAATTGAGAACTGTCAGTTCTTGAATATTCCTGTAGCTTCCTCTGTATCTATAAGTTTCTTCCAGATTAGTTATGCTAACTCTGAATTAAAGCTAATTAACAACCTATTCCACTTTGTATCTATAGGTGGTACCTCTGGTCGATTTATAGATGTAAATGCTACAGGAGTTAAGATCAGCCTTATTGGTAATACATTCTTAGGTTTAGAAAACGTAGGTAGAGGTATCTATGTTCAAGATACTATGCATGCTTCAGTTATTGAAATGGGTAACTCCTATGATAACACCCGTAGAATGCAAACTACAGGTACAGGAGTACTAAACCTACAATCTGATTATGATCCTATTTACGGTACAGTATCTACCACAGCAGTAACTACTGAAGAGACTTTACAAACTCGTATCTTCCCTGCTGATACCTTTACTAAATTAAACCGTAGAGTTAAGTTTACTATTTGGGGTACTACAGCTAATAATGCCAATACCAAAACCTTACGAGTAAAGTTTGGTAGTACTACTATATTCTCTCGTACCATGACTACTTCTGCTGCTAACAATTGGAGTATTGAAGGGTATGTATTTGAGACTGGAACTAATACCCAGACATATGTTATTACTTCAGCTTGGGATGGTTCTACACAAGTTACCCCGTCAAGAGGGACATCAACACAAACAACTTCCAGCACAATTACTTTTAGTGTTACAGGTCAGAACGGTACCGCCAACGCTGGTGATATATCGTGTAATGGAATGATACTAGAGGTAGTTTAACACATGAGTAGTGAATCATTGGATATTAAGTTTGCAAGATTGGAAGAACAAGTGAAGAGCTTAACAAAACAGCAAGAGAAACTTACAGAAGAAGTCTCTACATTAGTTGCTACAATGAATAAGGGTAAGGGGGCTTTTGGGGCTGCTATGGTTGTAGCGGGCGCTATAGGTGCTGTAGCTGCTAAGGGTGTCTCATGGTTCTTAAATGCTCAATAGTTTTACTTCTTCTTGCAGCTTGTACCCCAACCTATAAGTATGATTGGAATGGTAGTCATAGACAATCAACACATAATGCCCCAACATTTGAAATTCCTAAAGGTAGTGATTAAATATGGGAACTCCCCAAATAACATTTGAAGATCTTACAGAGCAGGAGTTACTCTTTCTTGAGCTACTCTTTGATGAGGATTTGAACCCTTGGTGTGATCCTGAAGTAGCCCGAGATGGTGCAGGATATCCTAAGACAGTGAGTGCTAAACAACTTATGCGTAAGTTAAAGCCCTTGATGCAAGAGGATACACAAAGTTATCTATTAACTAAAGCCCCTCTTGCTGCTAAGATTCTTACAGATGTACTAAAGTCTGATAATCCTTCTCCTTCTGTGGATAAATTAATTAGTGCAGCTACACAAGTTTTAGACAGAGCTGGGGTTACTAAAAAAGATAAACAGGAAGTAGAAGTAAAAGTACCTGATGGTATCCTAATACTTCCTGCGTTAAACTCTCAACCATAATATATTAAGGATTAAGTACATGGCTAAAGGTGCAATGCCTGGTAAAGGCGGTAAAGGTAAAGGTGGATCTAAGGGTGGCAAAAAAGGATGCTAGAAAAGTATCCATCCATAATGAAGTCCAACTAAAGAATAAACGATTAAAGGATTATCCCCCAGGTCCTACCCTAAGAGATAGATATGCTTCTCTTATTAAGGAACTCCCATATGATGAAGTAAAGGATACTCTTCCTTCTTCTGATACAAGAGTTCTGGGGGATGTTCTCCGTACTGCTGCTAGAATGTATGGACTTCCAGTCCCTATGGAATCCTGGATACTACCACTTGGTTATGATTCATATGTAACTATAGATGGTAAAAGATGGAGCTATCCAAACGATGAGGCATTTAAGATTCTAGTACGAGCTAAATACCTTCTTCGTACTGCTTCTATTGCTCGAGTCACAGTGTGGGTAGAGAATGAATTGAAAAAGATCGGATACAACTTCATGGGTATCCGTGCGTATAACCCGAAACGAGGTATAGCACCTTCCTCTTTATTTAGAGTGATGAAATACTATAGACCTCTAGATGAATGTGTGTTACCACTACATGAACGACAAATTATATTCCGAGCTGAAATCGAAAGCACTCTCCTCCCTGGAGGATCTACTGTCCGAAGACGTAACCGTCAGTAGGATGTATGCTAGGTTAGATAAAGATGCTCCAGAGTCTCAGAAGTTAAAGTATGAGCCAGCAAAGAATACTACATTAGTACATCCTCCTCGTGATGCTAGAACTAAAGAAGCTAGGAAGAAACGAGAACAGATTAAAGCTAAGATAAAAACTAAGACTGCTAATAAAGAAGTAGTAACTAAGAAACCAAAGTCTCAAGAACTAAAAGAGTTCAAAGAGAACTTTACTAAAATGTTACAATCTTCTCAAGGTAAACGATTAGGTCGTCCCCCACTTAACCCAACTCCTACAGCTACTAATATTCTATGGGAACCTCAAGCTGGATTTCAGGTTAATGTATTAGCTAGTGCAGAGTTTGAAGTATTAGCAGGTGGAGGCAGGGCGAGCGGCAAAAGTGAGTGCTTACTTGTAGACCCCTTACGGTTTATGTCCAATAAAAACTTTAGGGGTCTACTTGTTCGTAGGACTATGCCAGCATTAAGGGAGATTATCTCTCGCGCTAAACTTCTTTACCCTAGTATTTTTCCTGGTACTAAGTGGAAAGAGCAAGAGAAATTATTTGAGTTTCCCTCAGGTGCTAAGTTAGAGTTTGGTTACTTCGACCATGAGGATGATTATGACCGATATCATGGTCGTCAGTTCTGTTGGTTAGGGGTAGATGAGATTACTCAATGGGAAACTCAAGAGTACTATGATAAACTTAAATCGACAGTACGAAGAATTGATAATACCATTCCTGTCAGAGTGAGAGCTACATGCAACCCTTCAGGGCCAGGTAGAGAATGGGTAAAGAATTACTTTAACATTGAGACTTCTGTTAAAGACAAAGTCACCAAAACAGAATTAAGAACTCCAGAAGGTCCTATCGTTATCTCTCGTAGATACATCTTATCTAACGTATTTGATAACAGAAAGTTATTAGAAGCTAATCCTGAGTACCTTGCCTATCTTGAGTCTCTCCCTGAGATACAACGTAGACAATGGTTAGAGGGAGACTTTGAAGCAAATGAAGGCATGGCCTTTGAAGACTTTGCTAGAAGTACCCACGTTATCAAACCATTTAACATTCCTAACAATTGGGTTAAGTTTAGATGTATTGATTGGGGCTATAGTTCTCGTAGTTTAGCAGTATGCTTGTGGATAGCTATCTCAAATAATGGGGAAGCAATTGTCTACAGAGAGCTAGCTGTTAATAAGATGTTAGCTAGTGAGTTTGCTAGAAAAGTACTAGAGATATCTTCCAATGAATACATATCCTATTCTGTAGTAGATGGTAGTGTTGGAGATAAACGAGGATCCTCTTCTCCTTCGATTGATGAAGAGTTTCGTAATGAGGGATTAATTTGTATCTATGCGGATAAGAGCCCAGGCTCTAGAATAGCAGGGAAACAATTAATCCATAAGTATCTTCGTACAGTAGATGAGGAAAGTAAACCACTATTACAGATATTTGATACCTGTAAACAGATCATAAAAGAATTAAGTTCACTTCCTCTTGATAAGCATAACCCTGAAGATGTAGACACTACTTGTGAAGATCATGCTTATGATGCTCTTCGCTATGGGCTACAATCCAGACCTAATCCTCAATTAAATAAATCATTTGACCAGGACTTCTTTGGGTTTGGATATAGGAATCATCAAAGACCTGGTTTGAATATAGTTACTCCACCAATAATAGATAGAAGATTTGGTTATTAAGAATGGCTAAAAAGAATACTACTTCATCAGATGATGTGCAATTAGCAAGAGCTACATTGTTAGTTAATGCTGATTCTCAATCAATGGGGGCAGCTAACTTTATTCGCAGACAGTTTGAGATGGCTCAATCTAATCGACGTAATATTGAATTACGCTGGATTAAAGCCTTTGACCAATTCCGTGGGAACTACTCAGCGGAGGAGTTAGCATCCCTAACAGCACTACGTCAGGTTAACCCACGAGCTAGTGAAGCTTTCATTAAAGTTACGAAGACTAAGACTCTTGCAGCTTATGGTTCTCTGTTAGAAGTTATTGCTAGTAATGGTAAGCTCCCTATTTCTGTAGAGGAGACTCCTGAACCAGAAGGTGTAGCTAAGGCAGTATGGAAGGGTAAAGAAGATTCTACCTTCGATGATATTGCTAACGCCTATGGGTACAAAGGAGATGGTAGAAACCTAGAACCTGGTGCTACCTTCAAAGAATTATTTAATGGTCTTGGTCGTAAGTACGAGGCTCTCTTTAAAAACGGGAAACCTATTAAAGGAGAATCTCCTGATCCATCCCTACCTACAGTACATCCAGCTAGAGAAGCTGCTGAACGTATGGACTCAGTTATTCAAGACCAACTACTGGAGATTGATGCTCTAAGTAAACTACAAGGATGTATGTGGGAGCTGTGTGTATTTGGTACAGGTGTTATTAAAGGTCCATTTACTTTAAGTGAAGTTACTCCTCAATGGCGATTCAATCCTGAAGAGGATGATAAGCCAGTAATGACTCCAGTCCAAAAGCTTCGTCCTTATATTGAGAATCCTTCTGTATGGGATGTTTTTCCAGACCCTTATGCTCAGACTCAGGAAGAGTTAGACTTTGTTATCGAACGACATATGATGACAAAGGAACAACTATTAAGGTTAGCTAACCAAGTAGGCTTTGATAAGAAGTGTATCCATAATGTAGTGCAAGCTCCAGGAGTAGGTAGTACAAGTGATGCTAATTACACCACTACTCTACGAGATGGTATTCCATCTAGTGATGATACCCGATACGAAGTATTAGAGTTCTGGGGTAATATCTCTGTTAAAGATGCTAAAGAATGGGGAGTAGATAAACTCCCAGGTAGCCTAGGAGATGAGCAAGTAGTATCTGTTCGTATGTGGCAGACTCAAGGGAAATGTATCTTTAAAAGTATTAATCCATTTATACCAGATACTATCCCATATTACTTCCCAGTCTACGAAGAGCAACGCTACTCCCTATGGGGTGTAGGTATTCCTGAGAATATGGAAGATGCTCAACGTATGATTAACGTGCATACACGAGCAGCTCAAGATAACCTACGTCTAGCTGGATCTCTAATGCTAGAGGTTAATGAAGCCCAATTAGCTCCAGGTCAAGATGGTTCTATCTATGATGGAAAGATCTGGAGAAAGCAAGGAGGAGCTCCTGGACAATCTATTTACCCTATCAGTTTTAAATCTACAGCTAATGACCACCTTATGTTCATTCAAGCTGCTAACCAATGGGCAGATACTTCTACTGGCATTCCTTCTATTCTTCATGGTCAAGGTACGGGAGGGGTAGGACGTACAGCATTTGGTCTTAACGCCCTAATGAATAATGGCCTATTATCTATTCGTACTTGTATTAAAAGTTTAGATAGAAAATTATTTAAGCCATTAGGACAGGCTATGTTTAACTGGAATATGCAGTTTAATATAGATGTACCTGAGATACGTGGTGATCTAAAGGTAGTGGCTAAGGGTACTGGTTTACTTGCTATGAAGGAGATTCAATCTCAACGATTGCTTTCTCTATTGCAGATTGGTGCTAACCCTCTTATTGCTCCTCATTTGAATGTAGCTAATGTGTTACATGAACTAGCTCTTTCTCTTGATCTTAACCCTACAGATATTATTAATGACCAAGCTCAAGCTCAACTTGCAGCAGAACTACTAAAGGCACAAGCAAATGTACAGTATGGCTCTAGCCCACAATCTCCGCAAAACATTCCAGCAGGAGGAGTACCAAGTGCTGGGGGAACTCCTGGAGGAACTGATGCAAACTACAATCAAGGAGGTGACGGGAGCAACCTCGGATCGGCAGTTGGCCAACGCTCAGGGGAAACTGCAATTGCTTGATGAGCTTAAGCTCTTACGTCAACGAGTAGAAGATACAATTAAACGGGGTATGTGATGGTAGGAGAAGTATACGGTAGTACCTACCAAGGAGTACAAACTAGCCCATTCGTACCTATGACCTACCTACCTGTAGGTACTCAACCCATAACTCCTGCCCTACAATCAAATGCTCAATTAAACTCTGTAATGGTCCCAGTATCTAGCGCAGTAACTAAGGCGGTTGGAACTAACGCCATTAAAGGAGTCCTAGCTAATTCTGCTCCTTCTGGGTTAATTGCCCCTTCTGGTACTACTGTATGGGGTTCTTCTTTAGGGGGTTCAACTGCTACTGATTTAACTGCTCTTAATGGAGTAGGAGCTTCAGGTGAAACTGCTGGAGCTGCTGCCTCTACTGGTCCAGGTGCAGCTGCTTATGGTGTAGCAGGGATAGCTGGATACTGGGGAGGAGCTAAGATAGCTTCCATGCTAGGTGAGAATCCAACAGGAGGCTCTATAGGAGGGGCATCAGGGGCTATGTATGGAGCTTATGTAGGGTCTACCGTACCTGGAGTTGGAACGGTTGCAGGTGCCCTTGTAGGGGGAATACTAGGCTCTATAGGAGGTAGTTTCTTAGGCCCAAATAAACCTAGTGACTTTACCCAAGCAGGGGGTATTAACCTTTCTACTGGATCTATTGAGAGTCGGTATGCTAAACAAGAATCATCTACTGGTAAAAAGTTTAATTCTCAAGTAGCTTCCCTTCGGGATAATATTCAACAGGGAGCTACAGCCTTTACTAAGTTCCTTCAAGATAATGGAGCTACTCTTAAAAATCCAGATGAAGCTCAAGATATGTTATTCATTGTGGGGGGTAGAGATGGGTTCCGTACTGCTGTTATGCCTTCGGGATGGGACAGATCTCAACGAGTAGAAGAACAGAAGTTACCCGAGTACAAGAAATACGGAAAAGATTTTAAAGGATATAGTAATGGTATTACTTCTGATATTTCTTCTAGATACAATATACCACCAGAGTTACAAAAGAAATTAGATGAGAAGAAAACCAACGGTGAGTTAGATGATATCACTACCTTTGGGCAAAAGAATTATGGAGATACATATGCTCAGGACTTAATCAAGTCTACTAGAGTAGATGTAATGATTGAAAAAAAGAAAGAGTCTAATACTAAGTGGGCTGACTTTCTAAAATCATATAATGAGAAATACATCAATGGATAAACTAGATAATACTATAGCTTCTCTTCGTCAACCTTTTCAAGGTGCACCTACAGAAGGTACTCCTGATGATGATAGCCCTATGTTTGAAGATAAACAAGGGTTAGATGGAGAAGAGCAAACCAACGCTATTGAAGAGCATCTTGATAGTCTACCAGATGATGATAAAGAATTCCTTGCTGCTCACCTAAGTAAAGAGTTAGCTAAGGTAGTAGGAATAGTAACAGGCTCTACAGAACTAGAAAGTTATCTTGAGTCGATAGCTAATCCTAAGATTGCACTTATACCAATCCCTAGAGACAAGGCGCAAGCTATGCTAGAGAAGTATAAGATGATGCAATCACAACCACCACAAGAAGGGCCACCTGCATCTCAGCAGCCCCCTGTTTCTACCCAACCTCCAGGCCAAATGCCTATGGGTGTAATGGGGCAACCTGCCCAGTAAAGGTGTTTCCAAATATTAAAATGCACGGCTACGAGTTTAAACTCCCCCGTAAATTAGGAAACAATAACTATGTCAACCGATAACTCTACCTACCAATCTCCCTCTGAACAACTGTTAGCTGGACTAAAAAGCTCTAAAGGCTACAAGGCTAGATCAAATCGTCCCGTAGAGGACACTCAGAGCGGTGAAACCCACCATGCAGCTACTCCACTAGCGGAGGTATCTTCCTCCCCTGTAGACCCTGTTTCTGTGGCATTAAATGAGGGGTCTCTTCCTACTGACCCAGTAGACCAAGAGCTCTTTGTAGATTGGAAGAAACGCTATGATGATTCTCGTTCGTTTATTAATAAGCTACAAGATGAAAAGAAAGCGTTAGAAGCAAAGCTCACATCAGGAGATAAGTCTATCCCTCTACCTCAAACTGAAGATGAAGTAGATGAATGGAAACAATCTAACCCTGATCTGTATGAGAAGATTACTACTATTATTAATAAGGAAGTAAAGCCCCTTAAAGAAGTAATCACTCAAAAAGAAACACAAGAACGTAATACTCGTATCTTCAATGAGGTTAAACAATCTCATAGTGATGCAGATGAAATTAGAAAGAGTCCTCTCTTCTCTAATTGGTTTGCAGAACAGACTCCAGCTATTAAAGCTTTGATTGAAAGTACTGAGCCAAAGGACATTGTTCGAGGTATCAATCTCTTTAAGTCAGATGTAGAATGGAAGAAGCCAGTTGCTACTTCCCAACAAGCTGGTAAGACTGCTGAAGATGCTAGTGCTGTAATTGTGAAAGGTGGAAGTACCTTTACCCCACAATCTCAAAAGAAAGTGTGGAGTGATAAAGAGGTACGTGAGATGTCTCCTAAAGACTTTGCTAAATATCAAACGGAAATTAATCTAGCGAAGCGTGAAGGTCGTTATCAATTTGGCTAACCGCTCATATACATAAATACAAACCATATTAAAGGATAATCCAATATGACTACCAATCCATTTCCAATGGCGGCGGGTTATGGTAACTTTCCTAACGGGAAATTCTCACCAGACCTGTTTGCTAAAAACCTACTTACTTACAACCAACAGATCTCTATCGTAGATGCTATTACGAATAATGAGTATGAAGGTATGATCTCTGCTATGGGCGATACCATCCATATCCGTCAACAACCCCAGATTTCAGTTCGTTCTTACACTCGTGGTCAAAAGATCGAATGGCAAGATATCGAAGATTCTGAGATCACAATGGTGATTGACCAGGCTAATACCTTCGCGTATAAGTTTGACGATATCTTCCTTCAACAGTCTGACGTAGACTACGAAGCAGCTCTTGCTGATTCTGCTAAGTATGAACTTCGTAATGCTTATGACTCTGCTATCCTTACTGCTATTGCTGCTGCTTCTAGCTGGGCTATTAGCTCTTCTGCTGTAAGTATTGATTACTCTGGTACATCAGGTCACTATACTCCTCTTGATGCTCTTGGTAAGATGTCTAAAGTACTTAATGATGCTAAAGCTCCACAAGATGGACGTTGGGCTGTAATTGGTACTGACTTCTTAGAGATGCTACAGAAAGAGACTGGTCTATTAGCTGATGCTAACAAGTCTGGTGCTGAGTCTGCTATCACTGCTGACTTGGGTATCTTGAATCGTAAGTTGCATAACTTCACGTTGTTCATGACTACCAATGCTCCAGCTAATACCTTGCTTGCTGGTACTTCTCGTGCTTTTGCTACGGCATCTACCATCCTTAAGACTGAAGTGAAGCCGTTGCCAGATGAGTTTGGTTATGGTGTAGCAGGTTTGCATGTGTTTGGTACCAAAACTCTTCGTGGTACTGAGCTAGTTAAAATGACCACTTCTATCTAATTAATCATACGCATATATAGAAAGGACATTTTAAATTATGGCAAACGTAACAACTCTTAAAAAAGGCGGCACTGACGTTTACGCAGGTAGTGAGCCTGTTGTCATTAAGTACAAGCTTAATGTAGCAACCGCTGTGGCTGCTGGTCTAACTACTACTGGTCTAGTGAACATCTTGTCTGTACCTGCTAATACTCATGTTAAAGTATTGTCAGTTAATACTACCACTGCTGTGGCTGGTACTACAGTCGATGTAGAACTAGGGGATGCAGGAGATGATGACCGCTTCGTAGCTACCAAAGATGGTACTACTGGTCTCCACACCATTACTTCTTCTGGTTCTGCTGGGTATACTTATACCTCTGCTGCTACCATCAGTGCTAAGATTACTTCAGATGCTCTTGCAACTGGTGTAGTTGAATATGTGTTTGAAATAACAAACGCTAAATACTTGGCTCCTGCAACGTGCCCTACGTTGTAATCTCATTCTAAGGGTACCTACAGGCTAGTAATAGTTTTTAGGTAGGGTGATAGGGGGGAGGTTTATTCCTCCTCTCTGTGCCTCTTTAAAATACGAAATAGAAGGTGTCTATATCTAATATGACTACTACATACTTACAACTTACAAATAGAGTATTACAAGCTTTGAATGAGGTTCCTTTGACCTCTTCTAATTTTGATAATACTTCTGATGGCTTTGCTAATGAAGTGAAGGAAAGTATTAATCAAGCCATATTTGATATATACACTGAAGAAGATATTAAATGGCCCTTTGCTTGGAGTGAGACTACCTTTAATACTGTGATAGGTACGAGAGATTATACTCCTCTCGCTGGGGTATCTACTATCAATTGGTCTTCATTTATTATCTTAGGGGATGGGGATACAATCTCTTCCCTTAAGTTACCCCAAGTAGATTGGCAAGTGTACAAAGATAAATACCTAAGTAAAGATTTAGACTTAGATACTATAGACTATAGTAAGCCTCAGTTCGTAGTTCGTAAGCCGAATAATTATATACTTATCTCTCCTACCCCAGATCAAGTGTACACTATCTCCTATGAGTATTACTCCATACCTTCTGCTCTTACAGTAGCTACAAGTACTACTACTATCCCAGATGAATATACTCAATTGATTGTGGATAAAGCCCTACACTATGCGTATATGTTCAGGGATAATATGGAGCTAGCAAGTATGGCTCAGCAAAGATATGAGACTAACGTAAATAAGGTTAGACGTATCCTTATTCCCCAGTTTACTCGAATTACCTTAGCCTATTGAAATATCATTAAATAAATTTTTTCTCTTGACAAATGATGAAAAATATGTTAAGCTAACGCTCCTTTGAAAAAGGAAGATACTACCTTAGGGATATGGTATAAAATAATATGGATAGATGGACTCAAGGTATTGTTGTACTAGAAGGAGGTTTAAATACTTCTACTTCTCCTATACAACAGGGTATAACTTCTAATGGTAGTGCTAGAGCATTAATCAATTATGAATGTTTAGTAGGGGGAGGATACCGAAGAATAGACGGATACTCTGCTTATAGTGATACAGAAGTACCAGGAGATACAGATACTCCTGTCTTAGGAGTACATCCCTTTCATGAAGGAGTAATAGCTACAAGACTTAATAGTACCTCTATAGATATTAATTATGGTACAGGTACTACTTGGACTACTCTCAATGTATCCCCTCGTACAGGTACTACTACTAAGACAAGAGCAGTTACTTATGAGTTAGATATCCCTACTATAGTAATTGTAGATGGAAACAATCATGCTTTCAAATACCAAAGTGATGGTACTGCTGCAACAATCAATCACGTCTCTGCTCCTAATGATCCTTCTTATGTAGCTTATCACCTTAACAGATTGGTTTTATCTGGCTATAGTAGTAACCCATCAGCTATCACCTTAAGTGTTCCTAATGATGATGAAAATTATCATGCAGTTGATGGGGCAATAGAACTACAAGTAGGGGATACAGTATTAGGGCTTAAGTCTTTCCGTAATGAACTATACATCATCGGTAAAAAGAGTATACATAAGTTACAAGGTACCTCTTCCTCAGATTTTATAGTTATTCCTGTAGCTACTAATATAGGTATTAAGGATTCAGATACTCTCCAAGAGGTAGGTGGGGATTTAATCTACCTAGCGAGAGATGGCTTTAGAACAGTAGCAGGTACTACCCGAGTAGGGGATGTAGAACTAGGTCTCGTATCTAGGGATATTACTTCAGAAGTACAAGAGATGTTATCTTCTGCTGTAGTTACTTACTCTACAATAACTATCCCTGATAAATCTCAATATAGATTATTCTACCATAGAGCTAGTGATACAGATGCTAGTGCTAAAGGATTCATTGGTACTTATAAGCCTACAGAGTTCTCTACTTACTCATTCTCTACTACGTTAGGCTTCCCTGTATATTGTGCTGGTAGTGATGTACTTACTAATGGGGATACCCTCCAAGTATTTGGACACCCTAGCAACGGTCTTGTGTATGTCTTCGATACATCTAATAGCCTTGGTGGTAACTCACTTCCTTATAGATATACCTCTCCTCCCCTTACCTTCCCTCAAGATCAAGTAGATCCCCGTAAAGTATTATACAAATGGGGAATGACTACAAAGGTAGAAGGGGCTACAACCTTCAACATGAAGATTACCTTAGATGAGTTTGAAGTACCAGCCCGTAATCAACCATACAGTGAAATCATTACTCTTGGGGATTTAGGTACTAATTGGGATGAGGCAGACTGGGACGAGTTCACTTGGGCATTAGAGGAAGAATTAAAAGTTATCCGTATTAATTGTAAAGGTAGTGGCAAGACATTTACTCTTGAAGTTAGTGGCTCCTCATTAAGTGATGACTCCCATACTATATACTCCCACATATTAGAATACAGCGTTAAAGGAAAGAGATAATATTATATGACAGGATATACTAGACAGGCTGAAGCAGACATTGTAGCAGGTAGTCTTGCTAAGGCTAGTTCTGTTAATGCTGAATACAATGCTTTAGCTAGTGCCTTTGACGGTACTACAGGCCATACTCATACTGGTTCTGCTGGGGATGGGGCTCCTATTCCCTTAGCTACCTCTGTTACAGGTATTCTCTCTACATCTCATGGAGGTACTTCAGCTAGTACTGTTGCTGATGCTAGAGCTAATCTAGGATTAGAGATAGGTACAGATGTACTAGCTTACTCTGCTAGATTATCTGCTATTGATGCACTTACTCCTACTGATAGTAATTTTATCGTAGGCAATGGCTCGACTTGGGTTGCTGAATCGGGCTCGACTGCTAGGACTTCCCTCGGATTAGGTAGCCTAGCTACTCAGAGTGGTACCTTTAGTGGTAGCCATGTTGGTGATACCACAGGTACTAATACTGGGGATCAGAATATATTTAGTACTGTTGCTGTTAGTGGCCAATCCAATGTGGTAGCCGATACCACAAGTGATACCTTAACTCTCGTATCAGGTAATGGTATTACTCTTACTACAGATGCTTCTGCTGATAGTGTTACTATTACTAATTCACAATACCAATCATTCTCAGAAGTATCTGCTTCCTTTACCTTAGCTCTTACAGATAACTTTAAGACTTACAATCTTAGCCATGCTAGTACAACTATTACTGTTACCATCCCCACCAATGCTTCCGTAGCTTTCCCTACAGGTACTCAGATATCTTTTATTCGTGGGGGAGATGCTACCTGCTCTTTCTCAGCTAGCGGGGGAGTTACCCTTAATACGGTAAGTGGAGGTGGTACCTCTATCCTAGACAAATATACTATGGCTGCTCTTATTAAGACAGGTACAGATACTTGGTTACTGGTAGGTAACGTATGAGTTTACTTCCAGTCATAGCTCAACCTCAAAGTCTACTCCACCCTGTCTTTACTTTGTATGCAGGTAAGAGTAATTCCTACTCTGGTAGTGGACAGACTTGGGCTAATACTACAAGTGCTCCTGCTGATGGAAGTAGTAAAACAGATTATGATTTCTACCTAGGTACTTCTTCTAGTGGTTCTAGTAATGACCCTACCTTTAATGGTACTGCTGGTAATAATAGCAGCTCTGAGTACTTTAGTTTTGATGGGGCAGACTGTTTTACTCTAGCAGGTAGTAACACTACATTCATTAATTCACTACATAAAAATAACGCTACATTTACTTTTGCATCTTTAATAAGTATTCCTACTACTGCTAACGGATACATCTTTGGAGATACTTCCGCTACTAGCCCTGGCATTGCTCTCTACCGAGATACAAGTGGGGACATAAGATTCTATCAAATGAATGGTAGTACAACTCAAACTGTAGCCACAGATTCAGGTAGACTTCCCTCTTCTAGTAACGCCTTTGTTGCATTGTCCTATACAGAATCTACAGGTGCAGGTATCATCTATTGTCATACAGGTACAAAGTCTGCTTATACTTTCACTCAAGCCTACTCATCCCCTACTAGCACAGATGCTTCCCCTTACATGGCGATAGGGGCAAAGGCTCCTGCGGATAGTGAACTCCCATCAGGCTCTAGGATATGGTTTGCGGGGATGTGGAACACTGCCTTAAGTGAATCTCAATTAGATACTGTCTTCGCCCGTACTCGTAACATTGCTGGCATATAATCTTTAATAATGGTTTGAATAACATATGGCATACACAAATGCAAATGACGTAATCACTGGGCTTATCAAACAAGGTAAGCTATCAGATACCCAAGCCCACTCCATTATTGAAGGGGCAGGGGGATACAGTGGAGCTTATGGTGGAGGTAAGGTAACTAACTTCTTTGCTGGTAATACCCAAGCTAATGATGCAGCTCTTAAAGCCCTTAGTGCTAGGGGGTTATACACTGCTACCTCTCTTACAGATCAGATGGCCAGTACAGTTAATAATCCTGTACTTCCTAGTGGTACCACGTTAACGCCCCAAACAATGGCCCTACAGGCTGGGGAGCTTCAACAGCTACCTACCCCTGTAGTACCCGCCCAGATGGCTCCTGTGGCCACCGCTGTGGCTCCTACGACTATTCCAGTAGCCCAGGCAACTACAGAGGGTATCCAAGTAGACCCTAATGCTGTTCCTCAAGTACAAGCTGGAGCTTATCAAGCAGTACAAGTAGCAGGTCAAGCCCCTCAAGCAGTAGCTCAACAAGGACAAGTAAGTGAGTTAGCTACAGTACAAGGACAATTAAAGAATCTCTATGCTGACCTAGAGGGAGGGAAGACTCCAGAGTGGGCACAGGGAGCTGTCTCTGCTGCTAATGAAGTTATGGCTGCTAGGGGATTAGGTGCTTCTTCTATTGCTGCTGGAGCTATGACTGCTGCTATCCAGAACTCAGCTATTAATATTGCTGCTGCTGATGCATCTTCGTACTTCCAAATGGATATGAAGAATCTAGATAATAGACAGCAGACTGCTCTTACTAATCTACAGGTAGCTCAACAAGCTTTACTCAGTGACCAAGCTGCACAGAATGCTGCTCTTCAATTCAATGCTACCTCGTCTCAACAAGTACAAGAATTCCAAGCTCAACTCGTAACAACCATCAAGACACAGAATGCTGACCGTGTAGCAGCTATTAATCAATTCAATGCCGCAGAAGCTAACAAACAAACAGCTTTAAGTGCACAGCTAACTACTGATGTAAGTAAGTTTAATGCTCAACAGCAAGAAGCTCGGGCTCAGTTCTATTCCAATCTTAAATACCAAGCAGATGCATTTAATGCTAATATGGCTCAAGTGATAGACCAATCTAACGTAACATGGCGACGTAATATTAACACAGCTAATACTGCTGCTGTTAACGCTGCTAACCAGAGTAACGTACAGAATACATTTGGACTGTCTTCGTATGCTCTTAATGCCCTATGGCAACAGTCTAGGGATGAGGCAGACTGGTTATATCAATCTGGTAAAGATGCTCAAGACTTCCAGTATGACCTTGCTAAGATATCCGCTAATACGAATGGTAAGCTTACTATTAATGGTCAAGCCCAAGACGTAGCTACAGAAGCAGCATATAACCAGATGCTAGGTCAAGCGGGGCAGATTCTTCTATCCTCATTATTAGGTGGTAAATAATATTATGGCATTTTCAATTGGTGATATCTTTAATGATGTAAAAAGTTCTTACTCTTCAGTAACAGATTTCTTTTCAGAACTAAGTGGAGCAGATCTATTTGGGGGTAATGATTCCTCAGAAGATAGTTCCCCTAATAAGGATAAAAATGCACCTATAGGTGTAATGGGAATGGACGAGGACTTGACAGACCTTTCACAATCTGATACAATGAAGTTCCTTGAACACCTTAATACTGCCACTACAAAACAACGTAGGAGTATACGGCAGAGTAAATTAGATGATCGTCCCTCTTCTGTCTCCTATAAAGACACCGAAGCTATGTGGATGCAGCGATTACATTCTATCGCCAGTGGTCAAGTCTTCACAATGGAAAGTAAATAAAGATTATGGATAATCATTTCTCCGCCCCTATACCTGGGCAATCCCTAACAAGAGCCCCTGGATCGAGACCTTATGAGCAACCCCCTACCTATGCTGATCCTGAAGATGCAACCTATGCAGTCATGTCTAAGCTATCTCGTAAGGATGCTGCTGCTGGTATAGCTATCTCTCTTGATAAAGGAGTTGCTGCTACCCACCTAGCTACTTATATCCTTAAAGGTGGTATAGCTACAGGACTATGGTCTCCTGATACTGCTGCCCTAATAGCTAAACGAGTATTAGGTGGTATCGTGGCTATTGGTACCCAAGCGGGAGCTAAGAATATTCGATATGCTGATGAACGAGAAGACCCTCTCATGAAGTTGATGGCTTCCTCTGGGTTTACTACAGATGCTAAAACTCCAGAACAACAAGCTAATGATACTACAAGTGACATGACAGCTCCTCTTGAAGAGACTCCACCTGAGATGGCGTCTCCTGAAGATGGTAGTGATGTAACAGGTAAAGGAGTTATGACTCCAATGGCACCACCAGAACAGCCTCAACCTGGTAAAGATGAAGTTATAGGAGATTAAGGTAGTATGGTAAGTGCAGCATTTATGAATATGGTTATTGGGGCTGGTAAACAATATACCACCGAATACAATGACCAACGTAAGAAGCAATTAGATCTAGATGCAGAACTTATTAAAGCTGCACAAGAGGCTAAGTCACGAAAGGATGAGCTTGAGTTCAAAGCTAAGACAGAGGAAGAAGCAGCTAAAAAAGAGTTTGAGTATAACATGGCTCTCACAGGGCAGAAGCTAGAGTCTGCTGAGTCTATAGCTGCTAACAAGTTGGATAACAACTTAGAGGTAGAGAAAGCTAGACAAGAGGGTCGTATTGATTATCTAGTTACAGATAAATCCCTCCTAGATAAAACACAATCCACAGTAGCGGGGATGAATAATGATACCCGTAAATTAGTAGCTACTATTGCATCTACTACTGATTTACAGATCAATGCTAACAACATTGATGCTAACTTCAGTCTTGCTCAACAGAAAGCTACAGATAGATTAAAAGAGATCTATGTTAATGCTGGTATAGCTAAAGAGGCTAGAGAAGATGAGCAATCATTTAAGTCTGAGTTTCAAGATGCCCAAATAAAAGCTACTCAAATCTTAACTAATACAAAGATACAAGCAGGTAAAGACTTACAAGAATCCAAGATTAACTTTGAGACTTGGAAAGTAAATAATGTTAATGCTACTAATGTATTGATCCAAGGTACGGCAGCTCAACGCCAAGACTGGGCAATGGTTCGACAGGAGTTAGCTCAATCATTCCAAGCTGACCAACAAGACAAAAGATTAGATGCCCAAGCGTCTCTACAGAATAGTCGTCAATCATTCTTAGCAGCTCTTAGTAAGGCAGACCATCTTAATGAGATGGAGAAGTTAGAGGCTATTCAATCGTTCGATGAGAGAATGAAGAAGGTAGACTACAAGAACACTACTGAACTAACTAAACTTAAATCTGATCTGTTAAAAGATATAGATACCAATCGTATTAATACCCGCTATGATAGGGAGAAAGAGTTAACTGCTCTTAAAGCTGGGTACGAATCAGCCGCATTGAGTGAGCAGGGGTTAGCCGCAATGAGTGGCACGGAAAACCCCTTAGACAACCCTCGCTACAAAGAGGTTCTAGATGGTATCCCCAGAGATCTCGTTCAGTACTTACAACCAGAAGATATTAACGCTGGGTATAAAATCTACCAGTCTAAGCTGAAGCCAGCTAGAGGCCAAGGTATCACGCCTTATATAGGTTCAGGTCAGGCAGAAGCTACCAAGGTTCTTATAGACAGAGCTAAGAACAATAGAGATGCAGACCTAAACGAAAAGCAGCGTAAGGCTGCGGAAGTAAAAGCTAACATGGAGCAAACTGCTCAAGAGAGTAAACTTACGGAACAATTATCTCTGTCTAAGAGCATGTCAAGAGATTACCAAAATTATAGTGAAGATACTGTATTAGCTACTCCAGATGTTCTTATGGCTACGCTTGCCTCTAAATCTACAACTGGTAGATTAAGCCCTTCAACTACTAACTCTATGCTTAATGATGCTTTTAGTTTCTATCGTACTAATCCAGAGACTAAGCAAGCGTTAGCTAGTGGTACTATCGACACTAGTGCAGTTAAAGGTTCAGTAATAGATATTGTTAAGAACCTTAACGTACTTCGATACGCTCAATATAAAGATGAAGTAGGTTTCGGTAAAGGTGTTATCGTTGATGATAAGATCAAAAAACAAGCTTGGGATGCTATTGTATCTGCCGATGCTCGATTAGATCGTGAGTTTGGGAGACCAGAACCAACAAGTAAGATAGAAGCCTTAGATGCTATCCGTGATGATAACCTTCGTAAAGAAGTAGCTGAAGTTCTTCTCCCATTTAAACCTACATCATCTACTAACCCTACCCCTACAGGTGACATTAAACCTGTTAACCTAGAAGGGGAGAATGCTCCTGCCTCTGCGTATTACCTGAAAGATGGTAAGAAGGTTCCAGTACCTCAAGAAGCTTTATCAGTATTACTTACCAACAAAGACCCTAATACAGGGGAGTATCGAACTAAAGCACGATATAGTGGTGAGTTAATGGAAGGCATTACCTATGAATACAAATGATACTATTAATACAGAAGAGGATATATTAGATATCCCTGCTGCTGCTCCTACTACTCCCCCTCCTTCATTACCAAGTGATGAGGGGGATTCTACTATATTGGATATACCTTCTCCTAAGGAAGAAGATATCCTAGATATCCCATCTCCTCAAGCTGATACTAAATACGGAGAGTATACCCACCCAGAGTTGGTTAAATGGTTAGATGAATCTTTCCCTTCTGTAAAGAAAACAGGAGATGTTCTTAATGCAATTATTGACACCACTAAAGAAGGTGCAGTCAAAGCAGCAGAGTACACTCAAAAGGAAGGGCCATTCAAGGCAGCAGCTCAGATAACTGCTCGTACTGGTTTCATGGCTTCAGAAGCTTTAGCTACTCTTCCTGCTGACATAGTATCATTAGGTGCTACAGGGGCTATCAAGATAATTGATAACATGAATCCTGTTGACCAAATGAGATATAAAGAAGTACGAGATAGTCTCTACAATACCCAACGTAAGGCTGAGTTTGCTTCTGGGTTCCTTGATGACCAACTAGAAGAGATTTATAATAAGCAGGATTACTTACACCCTACGGATAAAGAGGATCAATCCGTACTTAATGATATCTCTACCTTAGCTACCTTAGGTGCTGGGGCTGGAGCAGGTGTATCTAAATTAGGGGGAGTATCTAATAAAGTTAAAGAGGGTGCTAGTAAAGTTATCCAAGAAGTTACTAATACCACTGCTAACGTAGGTAAAGCTGCGGTAGGGGAGTTTGTATTTAACCCACATAGTGGTACCTTCTCTACTGTTACTGATAGCTCTGAGGATACTAAGGCAGAGAAACGTCTTAGAATGACCTCAGAGAACGCTCTGATGGGTGAAGCAATGGGGGTAGCTATACCCCTAGCCAAAGGAGCTACCAAGGCTGTAGATGCCATTTCTGAGCCATTAAAGAAGGCTACCTCTGAGATAGTTAAAGATGAAGCAGGAAGTATTAATCTTCCCGGGTTCTTACGTGGAGACTTTGAAGGGGATGGTATCTCCGATAAAGTTAAAGCTGCTAAGAAAGTACAATCTGTTATGAAGGGAGAGGCTGATGCTTCTTCTTATACTGCTGATAGATTTGAGGACTATGTTCTTAATGGTAGTGCCCCTTACACTGAAGAAGGTTTAAGTAAACTTCGCAATGCTAAGACATTAGCTGAGAGTCAAGTACCTATCTTAGACCAATTAGGTCCTGTTACTCCTAGTGCTATCTCTGAGTCTCCCCAGATACAACAGGCAATAGGAGAGCATTACGGAAGTAAGACTCGGTCTCCTAGTGGGGTAGTACCTCAGAGCTTCAAAGCTTCCCTTGTCAATAGTCTTCACCCCCTTATGGAACTATATAGTACGACTACAGGAGTGAAGTCTAGATTCTACCTTGGTGAAGGTTCTCAAGCTTTCCAACTTAATTTTGGTGGAAGTGCCTCTAGTATGGAGGGAGCTATTACTGGGCACAATAACTCTCAATGGATGAGTATCATTGACCATAATGGTATAGCTAAAGAAGTAGAAGGAGTTAATAATCTAGGTGCTAGATTTATGAATGGTATTACTAACATAGGTAAAACTATGGAGGTACCTAAAGAGGAAGCCTATGGAACTCTTAAGAAAACCTTAGTTATTAATGATGCTTATGATAACTTCGTTAATATTAATAAAGGGATACAGGAAGAGATTAGATCTATAGCTGAAGTACATGGCATAGACTATGAGGATCTATGGAACCCTAGAGCAGACATTCATGCTGATCCAGACAAAGGAGAGATAGCTCGTACCTTATCCGATATGTTAGGTTATGGTATACCTAAATCTCCTAATTATAATTACAGAGTTAACTTAGAAGACCCCACTCACCTTGCTGGGGTACGTAAGTTATTCGGAGATACTAAAGCTGTATCTAAATCTATGGATGAGATAGAAAGATTAGCTAAGTTAAAACCTAATGGTGTATCTAAGACTGAGGTATGGGACTTTGTGGCCCAGCATCAAGACTCCCCTTGGTACACTGAGTTCTCAGAGCAAACTCGTAAATGGAACCAAGTAATGTTGTTTGATATGTACCAAGCAGGTCGTATCAACAAAGCCCAGTACGAAGAGATGATTGCTAATAAGCCCCATTACCTACCTAACTTTAAAGAGGTGGAGAATATAGGTGGGCCTGAGAAAATCATAGAGCCTGTTACCAATCCATACAGAACTATGGGTACTCGTGACATTACTGAGCATGAGATGATAGATAGTGTAGAGGCTTTGGTTAAGTATGTTAAGTCTCAAAGTACTGCTAATACTACCTCTCGGGTAAATAACATTTTCCTCCGTAGAATATTAACAGATGTTAACGCTGGTAACTTTAAATACTTCTTCGCTCAAGACTACGAAGCAGTGATGAAGGCTTTTAACGACTCTATGAATAATACAAAGAGTGGTAGTACTTCCTTTAGTGCTTTTGATCTATTGCCTCAAGCTGCTAAAGACCCAGCTACTCATGCTAAAGTAGTCAATGTAACTGGTAATGTACGCTTTAATATCAATGGTAACACGATTGAGTTAACACCTCTTGATGGGGATATGTTCGCCCTTATGCGGGGACTGGCCATGACTCGTCAACATGATGATCCCCTTATCAATACGTGGAAGGCTGTTAACCAGTTTGCCTCATCCTTATTAATTAAACTAAACCCCCTTTTACCTGCGAAGGTAGCTCTTAAAGAGTTAGTAGATACTATGTATACTTCTAACATGGCTTCCTTTAAAGATAGGGTATTCTCTACCTCTCGACTCACTAGCTTAAAAGATATTGCTGTGGAGGTAGTAAGCCCTGATTCTAAATTAGTAAGTCAAGCTACTAAAGAGTATGAACGTCAATCAGGCTCTTATGGGTTTAATCAGTCTATTGCGTGGAAGGATGCTCTCTTTGATAAATCTAGCCTATTTGAAGCTTATGTATTAAGTGGTGGGCAGAGTACTAAGGCTACTGCTGCTGGGTATCACCGATTGATACGACCTATCTTTGAACGTATACAAAAGTTCCAGATGGGGTGGGATTCTTTTATCCGTAGTCCTGAAGCTAAGTCATTATTAGATGCTGGTCTTAATCCTGAAGATGCTTATGCTATAGCTTCTGTAGGTTCTGCTGCCTTTAGAGCTGGAGGTAACGGAGTACTTAATGCCCATAATAAGCGTATAGTACTTGACATGCTGAAGAATGCTAAAGGTCCTGGAGATTACTTCAGAGCTACTATGATGGCAACTAGAGGGACTCTATTAAACTCCTGGATTGCTCAAGGTATCAAAGAGACTGCATTAAGTAAGGCTGTACTTCAGAGTACGGATGTATATCTTAATCTCATCACTAAAGAACCTATGCACGTACTTAAGACTACTGGTGTTCTAGCTAGTATGTATATTGGGTATGAGTTAACTACTGCGGGAGCAGGTAAGACATTAGAGAGAGCTAACTCTTATGATTACCAGAATAGACAGAATACTCACCTTACAGATGAAGTATTGTTTCATGGTGGGTTCATTGGACAGAATGCTATTGCCTTTAAGAACTTCATTGTAAGTGGTGCTGGGGCTATTGCCAAGGATGTACTAGAGAAAGCTCCTAAGACTTTACGAGAATCTCTTCGTAGAGAAGACCCAGAGCTATACCAAGCTCTTATCCGTAGTAGTGGCCCTACTGTATTCTCCCACCTTATAGGAGATCTTTATAATATAGGGGCACAGTATAGTTCCTTTGGATTAGGGGTAGGCTCTACTGCTGCTGCTGTTACAGGATACTCTAATGAAGATGCTTTTGGTAGAGTGATTGTAAAGCCAGACTTAGTTGATGAACCTAAAGAGTCTAGACAAGTAGGGTATAATACTAACCCTATGTATGTTCAAGCAGCATCATATCTATCTAATACTTATGGGCTAGAAATATCCCCAGCTAGAGCTGAATTATTAATGGAGATGTCTCCTATTGGTAACCTATTAAGCTCTGGTATAGAAGCTTGGGTAGAGAAGCAAGGATTAATTCCTGAAGCTCCTGCTACTAAGTGGAAACAATACAGCTCTATTAAATCATTCTTTGACCAGAATGACCTCATGCCTAATCAGGTACATAATGCTAGACTCTTCTCTGTAATGTCCCATGTGGGTACGTTAGCTACACAAGATGAGTATTCAGATAAGGAACTATTAAGTGAAGGTAAACTTGAAGCAACTCAGTATGGTGTTAATAGGGATAATCGTAGTGTGGGGTTGTCTCTAAATACTTATCTTACTCCATACAAAGATACTATTAAGACCTTATACGACCAGATATCCTTAGTACAGAATGGTAAGGTACCTGGTGTAGTTACTCCTGATGAGAAGCGTAACACTATCGACCAACTACGTTCTCAGATATACTTCCTTAAAGAGGAAGCAGTAGAAGGAATCTACGCTTCTTTCCCACAAGTAGCAGATAAATTAGATGCTATGGCTCTGAGAGATGCTCATCCGTATGCATCTGATGTAGTAGACTTCCTTATGAAGAACTCTACAAGTACTAAGAAAGCTACTATCCCTCCTTCTGCTAAGACTAAGACTAGTCCTGTACTACAAGAGGAACAGATATTAGATATTAAAGGTACTCCTTTTGTATACTCTGCTCCCGCCGAGGATTTGGCTACCTCCTTTAAAGCTCTTACTGCTGTATTGGATATCCCTGATTATAAGTTACGAGGGAGTGTCCTCACAGCTAGTAGATTAACTGGAGTTAGTCCTGATCTTCTTACTATGATGATGGGGATAGAATCTACCTTTGGTGAAGGTAAGAACATCTACAAAGATGAAGGAGCTACTGGAGTATTCCAATTCATGAAGGGTACTTGGGAAGATGGAGTCAAACGACATGGTAAGGAATATGGTATTACAAAGGATGATATCAATGACCCTACTGCTCAAGCCATTATGGTTGCTGCTAATATCCAAGATTGGACAGCAGACTACAAGAATAGATTCAAAGAGAATCCATCTAAAGAAGCTCTATACTTATACCATTACCTAGGTGTATCAGGAGCTCAAGACTTCCTTAGTGTTCTTAAGTCTGATAACCCTCATATCCCAGTTAATATGGTACTAGATGCTAAGGTATTTAAGAGCCCAATTAACCAAGCTTACTTTGGGAAGAATGGGGAGAACTCAGTAGAAGAGTCTTATCGCTTGATCGTACAAGCTATCAATGTTAAACTAAAGGAACATGCGAAGGGGGCGAAGATAGCTTATGACAAACGCCAAGTTCAATCTCAGTAAAGAAAGTAGGGCTAAGTGGGCAGAAGCTCACCCCCTACTTCAAAGTGTTATAGATACCGCTATCACCCTTACAGAAGTTGACTTCAAGGTAGGGGAAGTTGCTCGTACTAAGACTAGACAAACTCTGCTATTCGCTACAGGTAAGACTAGGACTCTTAAGAGTAGACATCTTATTAACCCTGCTAATGGTAAAGCCTATGCCTGTGATCTATACGCAATAGTAAATGGTAGGATTACTTGGGAGAATAAATACTACTACAAGATATGCGATGCTATGATTAAGGCTGCTAAGGCTCATAACGTACATATCATATGGGGTGGTAATTGGAATATAGACCTTCTATCCACATCTCTTAGTGGAGAAGAGCTACATAAATTATATAAAGGAACATTACATGACTTAGTTCATTTTGAATTAAGTAGAAAAGCTTACGGAGAATATTAGATATGGCTATTTGGGGGATTCACCAAAGAATAAGTGCAAGAGGATTAGATCCTTATAAAGTTAAGGATACCTCGTATGTAAAGGAGTTTATCTCTTGTTTAGTAGAGGCAATAGACATGAAGGCTATGATGCCCCCAATGGCTATCTATTGTGATACAGATGATGAGGATAAGCGGGGAGTCACTGGGTTTGTCATTATTCAAACAAGTAATATAGGAGTACACTTCCTTGATAGTTTTGAAGGAGAGCCTAGTGTAGTACTAGATGTATTTACTTGTAAGGACTTTGACACCTCCATCTCTACTAAAGTATTACAAGACTGGTTTGAAGGTCCAGAGTATACCTTCCGTATAACAGAAGATAAGACTGATGAAAGGAACTTATAGATTATGATTAATGAAGTATGTTACTCCCTTGGGAGTGGAGAGGGTATTGCAGCAGTAGTTACTGGTGTGATTACTGTAGCCAGTGTAGTAGCTAACCTTGTACCTACAGATACAAAGCTAGGTAAAGTAATACACCTACTTGCTGTAAACCTTAAGGTTACGAAGAAGTAACTATATGGATATGTATATAGCCTTAGGTATCTTTATAGTAATTATTGTGGGGGGAATATTATATGATGCCTACATGATGGGCAAGAATATGGCTACAAAGAGCATGAATGATAAAGCCATACGACTAATGTCAAAGCAAAAGGAGATTGAGGATGCTCAACTTAAAGAGGCTCTTAACGGTGCTACCTCTAGGGCTGATGCTGTTAAGCGGATGCAATCCTAAGCCTGTTGTAGTACAGGAAGAATGTGTACCAGTAGGACAGATACCAGATAGGATTAAGATGTCTGTTGGTACTGGAGACTTTATAAACAAAATGCCAGCTAACCAAGAGTTCGATAAATGGTTAATCCAAATATCAAACCAACAAGGTCAACTGGCAATTATTAAACAAGGTTACGAAGAATGAATCCTTAAGAGGCAATACGAGTAGCTAAGCCTAACGCTTGGGCTATGTATTGGTCTCGGTGTTTCTTACTACGGATATTCAAATCAATATTTTTAGAGAGGGGTAAGTCATTGACGCTTACCCCTTCTTTTTGTAGGTGAAGGGATACAACATCTCGTAACTCACCATAGATATTATAATCATAAGCTCTTTCAAGGTATAATCCCATTGCTAATATCTCATTCTCAAATTTACTTAACGCCATATCCCTATCTCCTTTTAATGAATTAATCCTAAGAATTTTAAATCAGCAATAGCTGTAGATGCTTTAAATGTTTTAACTACTACTCCCTCATTATTGATAATACATACGTGGGGGACTGTTCGTATCTTATATGTAGCAGATAAGATTGGGTAGTCTTGTACATCTACGAATAGTAGTGGTATATCTACTCGTCTATCCTTAAGGGATTCTTTAAGCTGCTTACAAGGTCCACACCAAGGAGCTGTAAATATAACAAGCGTAGCATTACTGGAGGATATAATAGTAGAAAAGTTATCATTAGGTCCTAGCTCCATATTACATATCCTCAAATGAACTAATAAGCATGTTCTTTGCTAGATCTAAAGACCCTAATAATTTTAACTTAGGGAAGGAACTATGCCCCATACTTACTACATCTTCTCCTTCATCCTCTGTAATTAATACTACAAGTAAAGCTTTAGACCCTTCTAGCTTTTGACCTAAGTCTTGGTACAACATAGCAGGAGTCATACCCTCCGTATCTGTGAATAGAAGTGGTATCACATTAGGTCCTTCGTTATCATTACTCATTCATACTCACTTTCTAATATACGTTCAATCTCTTTAGCTACGTCTTGAGTTAGAAGCTGAGCATGAGGGTCTAATCGTAGCTTTAATACTCGGTTCCAGTCTCGTTCTCGTGCTGTCCAATACCAAGAGGTCATAGTACAAGCAGGTAGTAGTAGTCTACGTTCTTCGTTACCAATGTGTGAATTGTTCTTATACCATTCATCTACTAGCTTAACTATCTCCTCGAAGGTTAAATCATTCATGGGATGTTCTTGTACTAACATCTCAGGCTCTACCCCTTGCTTCTTATTCTCTGCTTGAGCATGGAAAGATGGAGGAATAAAGTACCCATTCTTAGACATATCAATGTATCTACCACTAGCTTCATTCCAAGGTAGCTGTTCTGAGAACTCTAGTCCTTGTTGATGCTTCCATAACTGTCTGGCGATAGCAAGAGGAGCTTCTATTCGTAGGGTAGTTACCTTATCTTCCTCCCTAGGAATTACCTGTACCCAATTACGTTTAACTCCATGTGTGGGGTAGATAGCACGATGTGTATCTAGGAACGCTTTAACACTTAAAGGAGCTAGTGTTCCAAGTAAATCAATTAAAGAGGTACTACCCAGCCTATTACCCAATCGTAGAAGGCCCCATAATGACCCAGAAACATAGTCTACAGCCTTGTAATCATGTATCGGGCTACTACCCCACCTGAGCCCTGCAATAGGCTCCTCTATGAGGCTCTTAAGAAGCTTTTCATCAAGAGGAGTGCCCATTATAAAAGCACCATGAGGGTGGGCTAATGGACTCCAATGGTCGTGAGATACAAGATAGTTAATTAGTTTAGCATCTCTCTCTGGATCAAACTGTTTAGCATCCTGTTGGAAGGATACCCTAGCAGCAGCTACTACTAGGGAATCACAAATGGTGTTAGGTATCTTACTAATATTATGTAGGTGCATTGAGTTCATCTTAGAAGCGTTTCCCATGTTTATACTCCCGAGTTTTATTCTTAGCTAACTTAGCTTGAAAGGCACCTCCTAAATTAATACGAGAGAATCCAGCTAGATCTGCTACTCTAATGAAGGTATCTGCCATCTCAGCTTCATACCCACTGTACTCAGGAATCTTATCATCGTTCTCAATACCAGCTCGTACTGCTTCTAATGCTTCACTTAGTTCACTATGGATAAGGGCAATCTTACTAGAAATAAACATTTCCTTTAGGATATCAAGGTATCGTTTACCTATAGGTTGTGCCAACTCCCCCTTCTCTATCTCTGAACTAATAAAATTTACTAATGCTTGGTAGTCATCATAGAATCCCTTATCAGCATTACTACGTTGAATATCTCGTGATGCTTCATTCAACATATTCCCAATCACATCAGTAGCACTGACTCCTACTCCTGCTATAATACTTCCTTCTGTCATGTGTTACTCCTTTAATGTGTTAGCAATTAAGGTAGCATATCCTGCTATATCTACCCAATGATCTTTTACGTTAGCGTTACCACATACGATACGAGCTAGCTTATGGCATATCATATCTAATGCATCTTCTTGGACAAAGGTACGAGGTATTTTAACCCCCCCTGTAACGTATGTATCTCGTAGTGTTCGTTTTAATAATTGAGCCATACGAGCTTGGTTATCAAAGCTACCATGTGTCCTGCCTCGTTCAGCAAGTATGTTCTGTATATTAACTTCTGTCATCTTTATATCTCTCTTTTAACATCTTTATACTAATCCATTCAGGTTCAAACTGCCCATCATGTACATCATGAAGAACTACTAACCCTCTCCACCATAACTTGTTAGCTTCTCCTGCATAAGCTTCATGTTGGTCTTCATCTAAGAAACATCCCACTACGAGAGATTGTAATCTCTTCCCTGTAGCATTAGTTCTCTCACAGAAGTCTCTAGTATGGGTATGGCCCATAACACAGGAGGTAAGCTTCTTCGTAATAAGAGCATGAGCTGGGTGCTCTCCCCCTATAGGTCTACCCATTACACCACTAGAGAAGTAATGGCTGTAGGTTACTCCATCTATAGTGATAGGAGTAAGGAAGTCATGAACCTTCCACCCAAATGATTCTAACTTGAGGTCATGTATACTAATGACTCCATCCAAGTTAGGCTGAGAGTCAGAGACTTTACTAATTCGGTGTTCGTGATTCCCGATACAGTAGTGCCATTGGGGTTTGTATTGAGCCTTTTTATTAATTCGTCTATTTTTATTGTACTCCTGTACATATCTATGCGTTCTTTTGTTCGCGTCGATACTAGCTGCAATGTCATTCTTATATCGTCTCCCTTCAAATGATTTCTTCCCATAGTCATAACTACAAAGGGATGCCATATCAGCACCATCTCCTATGTTAATTATGACATCTGGCTTTAAGTCTAATATAAACTTCCCGAGTAAGTCAAACCTATCATTGTTGTGGTTAGGGTTGCTATGGCTATCTGGTATAATAAGGTGTACTCTACTCATTCTGTAATTCCTCTATCCACTCTTGTGGTACTTGCTTGTGTGCCCATTTGAACCCTTTTTTAGTAGCCCATTCTCCATAAGTAGTCTTACTCCGTTTGTTTAATTTGTTATTAGCATTTTGAAATACGAATCGTATGTCCTTATCTGGATTGCTTAACTTAACTAACTCCATCTTACGTCTATCTCTAGGAGATAAGTACCCCTTAGTCTCAATATAAATAGTTTTGTTAGGTCCTACCATATCAAAGTCTACTAGGTACTTATGCTTCTTAGAAGGGACTGTATATAGAAGTGTCGTAGCTTCGTAGTTCAGCCCAATCAATTGAAGTGAAGCTGTGAGTTGTTGCAGGATGTCTTGCTCGAACTGACTCCGTGTTGTTATATTGTGTGTACCCATTAGTTTCCATTCTCATATTTCCGTATATGCGTACAAAGTGTCGTCTATCCCAAGTACCTGTTCGTAAGTCTATAATAGGACCTTGAGATATTGGGGTGGAAGTATCCTTCCTGTACCGTTTAGCTATACGTGACTTTTGTAACGCCTTACATTTGGTTGGTTGTAATAGAGTAACTCCATTTTGATATAGTCTAGATAGCTTAGAGAATCTATATTGCTTAGGGGAAGTTACTACATCTCTATCTCCCATCCAATTATAGTACCCAGCTCTAGTACATGTTAATATTGGTGTCTGAGTACCATCCCATCCATACGCAAAGCTACTTAGGCTACTATCAAAAGTAGAGATTACTTTCTGTATAAATGTTCTCCCATCACTTGAAGGGCTACACATAACAATATCTAATAAGTAGCCTCTATATTCTCCACGGTACACAGCTAGGATACCTTGAGCATGTTCAGAATCAGGATAATCATAATCGTTATCTAATCTACGGAATGCTATATAGTCCATAGGATTATTTCGATCTGTGAATACCATATTATCTTGGAGACTAAAGGGGTTAAACTCAGGCATAGAAAGAGCATCTACCCAGATATCAATATCCCGTACTGGTCTACCTATAAGGGGGTTACGGATAGCCCCACCTGCAATACATACTTTCCCTTTCATAATCATAGATAAAGGGAATAAGGAGGTGAGGATATTGCTCAAGTGATTCTCAGCGTACTGTATAGTTTCCTGTAAGTACCCCTTATGAGAATCGTCCATCTCTGTAATAAAAGAAGCCCATCCCTGTGCTGTCATAAGTTACTCTCCCATACTTTATCCCACCCTTGAATAAGAGCTTTAGAGTATTCTGTACTCCGTGTCTCAAAGAAGTTAGCATGTTCGGTGTTACCTAATAATGCTTCCAACCAAGGTAATGGATTGGTTTTTACTTTATAGTTAGGTTTTAATCCTAATTGTAATAGTCGTCTATCTGCAATATAGCGGATGTACTTCTTTACTTCTTCTTTAGTAAGTCCTTCTATACCCCCCATCTCAAAGGCAAAGTCAATAAAGTTATCTTCTAACTCTACCATAGTACGGCAGATATCATAGAGTTCCTTCTTAAAGTCATCAGTCCATACTTCAGGATTCTCCTCGATAAAGGTACGGAATAGTTTAATCATGTACTCGACATGCAAACTTTCATCTTTCACACTAAAGGTAACGATCTGTCCCATCCCTTTCATCTTATTGAATCGTTGGAAGTTAAGAAGAATAGCAAAAGAGGAGAAGAGTTGTAATCCTTCTGTAAAGGCAGAGTACACGGCCAAGGACTTAGCAGTAGCCCGTAGCTTATCCCCTTGGGATGCACCATAGAGAATGACTCTACTATTATCTTCTACATACTCTTGAGTATATTGTAGTTCGGTTATTTCTTCAACGTAGTTATGCTTATCTGCTAACTCTTTATACTTAGAGAAGGCTTGGTACTCTAGCTCAGGAATACCTACAGTATCTAACAATAGAGAGTATGCATCCTGATGGATAGCTTCCATATTAGCAAAGGCACTTAACATCATAGCTACTTCTGGGTTATGCCCAAACATAGGAATGTATTTATGTAGGTATCCTTTAGCGACATCCACATCCCCTTGAGTAAAGAAGCGGAAGATGTTAGTTAGTAGGTGTTTCTCCTCATTAGATAGGTTCTGATTCCAATCTCGTACATCCTCACGGAGAGGTACTTCTTCTGGTAGCCAATGCATCTGCTGCTGCAGTTTATATCCTTCATAGGCCCAAGGGTAACTAAAGGGTTTATAATATGTTCGTCGTCCTAATAGACTCATTTCTGTAATTCCTCTATAATAGCATCCAAGATACGTTTCAACATAGGCCAGTCTTCGTTACCCTCGATAAGTTCAAGAAGCTCATCAGGCTCTTGGTTGGATAGCAGGGTATATGTTGCTGTGGGTAATGAATGGTAGGCAAAGGCTAATACCAATGCCTTCACCATACGACCATACAATTCTTCTGTTACTTCTACTTTCATACTATTGGCTACCGAGTAATGGTTTGAGTAGTGGTTACTGTCTTCGTTATAATAGGTGGGTTATACTTCAGGCTATACCTCTCAGTTGCTTCTGTCTGAGCACACCCATGTACACAGACGATAAAAAATCCTGTCACAAATACTATTGCAGCTTTGGACCAGGCGATCGAGTCATCGTATTCATTTGTTACACTTTGTTTATCAGTCATATATCAACCTTCACAACTTACACAGTCTCCTGCTGTCGCTGGATGCTCTGTGTTGATTACTTGTCGTTCTACACTAGCTCCAATGTTATCTGCTTTACGGATAGCTTTAGAACGTAGGTAGTATAATGTTTTAAGTCCCTTCTTCCAAGCATCTGTGTGTACTTGATGTAAGTATAGGGCATCTATAGTACCATCTACAGGGGAGAAGAACAAGTTAATACTCTGAGCTTGGTCAATGTACTTCTGTCTGTGTGAAGCTTGCTCTATCACCCATCGTTGGTTGATTTCACTAGCTGTCTTAAATACTTCTTTCTCCTCAGGAGATATAAACTTAAGATGTTGAACACTTCCCCCATTGTCTCGTATAGATTTCCAAGTCTCCTCAGTATCCTTACCATATGAGCTAAGTAGTTTCTGTAGGTATGGATTACGAATCTCAAAGCTACCACTTAATGTCTTCTGAGTAAAGATGTTAGCAGTAAGGGGTTCTACACTAGGGCTAGTACCACAGATAAGGCCACTACTTGCATTAGGAGCAATGGCAATAAGGTGGGTGTTACGTCTAGGGTTACTACCTTGTAGGGTATCAGGAGCAAATCCTCGTACCTTACCTAGGTTCTGGCTAGCTCTCATAGCACAAGACATAATATGCTTATGAATCATATTAAGGTGAGACAAAGCAGTAACACTCTCAAATGGAATACTCATACGTTGTAGATAGCTATGCCACCCTAAGGTACCAATACCAATATCTCGACCTAACTCAGCTCCATTCTTAGCTTTAGCCATACTCTCAGGAGAAGTACTAATAAAGAAGGTAAGTACGTTATCTAAGAACTCTACCAAATCCTCAACAATACTAGAGTCTTTCCACTCAGGGAACTTCTCAAGATTGAGGGAGGATAAACAACATACAAAGGTTCTATCCTTATTGGTAGGTAGGGTTATCTCGGAGCAAAGATTACTCTGATTAATACGTAGCCCTAAGTCTCTTAGTTCTTTAGGGCGAAGGTCGTTAACAGTATCCCCAAACATAATGTAAGGTTCTCCTGTCTCTACTCGTAAGGTAAGAATCTGTTCCCAAGTTTCCTTAGCATTAATCTCACCTACTACATTTTTAGTATGTGGGTCGATAAGGTTGAACATTACGTTAGGGTCTTCTCCTACTACCTTACGCATGAACTCATCAGAGATGATAACAGCATTGTGTAGGTTAAGGGACTTACGATTAGAGTCACCACCAGTAGGCTTACGGATGGTAAGGAACTCTAATATCTCAGGGTGAGAGATATCTAGGTAGGCAGCATAGCTACCTCTTCGTGTACCACCTTGACTGAAGGCCAGCACCATAGAATCCACTACCTTAATAAAGGGGATAATACCAGAAGAGCTAGACCCATTAGAAGTCTTCTCTCCATTACTACGTATGTGTCCCCAATACCCACCAATACCACCCCCCATAGAGGATAACCAAGCATTCTCCGTATAGTGGTCAGTAATTCCAGTTCTACTGTCGTCTACATACCCCCCGAAACAGGCAATAGGTTGACCTCGTTTAGTACCCCCGTTACTTAGGATAGGAGTAGAGTACATTAACCACCCCTTACTGATGTAATCATACATCCGTTGAGCATGGGCATCATTAGATGCAAAGGCTTTAGATGCTCGCATGAAACAATCTTGAGGAGAAGTCTCTCCCTCCACCATATACCTATCCTTAAGGGTAAGGATGGATACTTCTGTTAATCGTTCATCTCTTGTGTAATCTATCTCTACCATATCATATCCTTAGTTCTTCTGGTAAGTCTACATACCAAGCATAAGGTTTATTCTTAGCTTGACTATGTAGAGAGGGGCGGTATGTTACATCGAAACATTGGAACTTATAAGGGCAATAGCTACACTCATGAGCTAATACCTTATATCCAGTTTCATTCTTATTAAAGGTTTCATTCTCAGGTAGGTTACAATGACTAGGCAATTCCTCCCCGTTTACTTCTGCTAGCTTAGAGGAGTACGAAGTAATGGTACTCTCTACTTCGTCTGTGGTGTTAAGCTCTCTACCATCTACAATCTTAAATGTTCCTTCTGCGGTATTAATAACAAACCATCCCCCAAAGGGTGTGTTTGCTGCTTTGCTGTATGAGATCGCTTGGTCAATATACCCAAAGCTGTCGCCATCACGAACTGACTGTAGATTAATAAATTTTCTATCGAATGAATATTTACTGGCTGTTTTAAAGTCAAAGATATACTCTGTACCACCTCCTTCCATGTTAGGGATAAACATTTTAGCATCATAAGTACCTCGTATTTTCTCATTAGTATCAGGTAGAGTGAGCTCTACTTCTTTATTCTTAGGTCCAGTACCAATACCACATGCTTCTAGTAGTGCTACGAAGAAGTGTTCAATGATGTGGCCATAAGTCATCTTAACAATAAAGTCTGTGTTATAGGTGATAGTATCATTACGTTTATCAAGGTAGAGTTTACGAGTACCAGAGCCAATGTTACTCATACGAATCCTAAAGGGCTGAGGGGTAGTGAACTCTCGTAATGTTCTCTTACACTTCTCTCCAAACTCTTCGATAATAGACTCATCTATTTCATGTGCCCTACCATCACATATAGATTCTAGATAGGATTGCAACCTATCTGTTATAGTGTGTAGCATAACTACTCCTTAAATGAGAGGGAAGAAAAAGGCAGCCCCGCTAAGAGCTGCCCTAAGGTTATAAGGAATTAATGAAGGGTAGTAGTTAGTTGATTTCTTCGTACTCTGCATCCATGATGTATTCTAGATCATCTACTACTTCGGTAGGTAGATCTGAACTCTCACCTTGCTGAGACCTTTTGATTGCCTCTAGGTGTAGTTCTTTAACTCGCATGTTCTGACCATACACCCACTCTAATAGTCCATCACCTGTTGTTTGGATATCTTCAAGTGGAAGTTTCTTAGTCATGTCTGCTGTAACAATAAGGTTAACAGAATTGTTGTTGGCATCCTTCTGTTCTTGCGGGGTTAGTAATGGGTCATTCTTAGGTAGTACTAACTTCAATTTAAAGCTACGTTGTTGAGCATAGGATTGAAGGGTACGTTGTTCAGTAGCGTTACTCCATCGCATCATCTTACCACGAGATAGGCGTAACCGTACTAGGTGTTGGTCACTATCCCCAATAGATACCAATCCAAAGATATCTACATACAAGGTAGCTTTATCTTTCTCAAGCTTCTGTGCTTCAGGTGATAGATTCTTAAGGTTCTTACCAAAGAGACGACCACAATCTACAGTACCTAAAGTATCAATACGAGATTCTCCATTCCAATCTGTAAAGTAAATAGTCTCTCCTAATACTTTAAACTTATCTTCTTGTCCTGCTCGCTTCATAATCTTATTAGCAACTAGGATAGGGCGGAAGGTTACCTCTTTAGCATAGAGATTAGTCCCAGAGATATGGAAGTTACCAAAAGGTACATCTACTGCTACCCCATCTACCTCTTCACTATATCCGTTGTCTTGGACCATGCGAAGATATTTAAATGGAGATTCAGTACGCGGGCCTGAGTCTACTAGCATTGCTTGGAATGCCCCTTGAAACCCAGAGGATACTGCCAGCGCAGTAGATGTCTTAGGTGCTGGTAATTGAGTGGCTTCTTGCTCTTGTTCAAATTGTTTTTGTGCTTGTGTTTTAGCCATAGTAATCTTTCTTGTTTAGAAGTTAATCTATATAATATATCATACTTTAATTGAAATGTCAAGTGTCTTAGTCTGCGTATACTTCACTACGTGGTTTAAATCCTACTTGTCCTCCTTGTGCTATGATATCTCTCTTTACTTGTTCAAAATCTATAGGGGTAAAGTTAATCATCTCTACAGATACACAGTAATACTTAGGGTCAATGTTAGAAGGTATTAACCCATGCTTCTCATTCAGTAGTACTCTACCATAATGTAGGTGACCATGAATGTTACATCCAAACCTTTTCATACTAGCTGGGTGGATAGGGATGTGACTTAGGATTAACCCATCTAACACATGACATCCTCTAATATCATAGAAGATATCTGTATAGTCTTTTAATTTAAAGATATCATGATTACCTCGTATTAATACCTTCCTACCGTTACATCTATGTAGATGTCTAATGCCACTACGACCTATAGCAATATCCCCTAGTAGATAGACTTTATCATCAGGTGATACTACATTATTCCAATTACGGATGAGGGCTTCATCCATCTCTACTACATCATCCCAAGGTCTAAGCTTAGTACCATCAGGCCTAAGGAACTTAGTCACCCCAGTATGAGAGAAATGTGTATCAGCTATTAAGAATGTTTTAGTCATTAACTAACTCCTTAGTAATCCTTTCTAAGTCTTCCTTTGCCTTATCATATGAATGATACAACAGTGGAATCTCTGTATCTGATGTTTTTATTACAAGATTATAGCTACCGTAACAACTAGGTTTAATACAGATATGCATAATAGAAGAGATATTAACAATCGTATCCCCAATTCGTATAAACTTACTCTTTGTCGCCATACCAATTTACTCCGTATTCTAAATCAAAAGCCAGTGGTACGTTGATATCAATACCAAAGAACTCTTTAGCTTTCTTATAGATGTTACCAAAAGCAAAGTTAAATGCTTGCTCTACTAATTCAAACTCATCGGGATGAGCATCTACTAAGGCACTATCATGTACCTGAATACATAACTTAGACTTAGCATTATGCTCCTGTAGGTACTGCATGATATCCATGAGTACAAGTAATACTAAATCCCCTGTAGCAAATCCTTGTACCGAGTAGTTCTTAATCTGGGTTTGCCCACTGGTCATGAGCTTACCCTTATAATTAACATACCTCTCTGCATACGGGAAAGAGTATATCCTACCACTAGGAGATATCGTTTGTTTAGTAGTGGCAGCCTCAGCCATTAGTCTATCATGCCAAGCAGCTATACCTGGGAACTTATGATAGAACATCTCAGTCCATTCAGTATCCTTACCATAAAGAGGGCCGAAGGTCTCAGCCTTAGCTGTCTGTCTATCTTCCTTAGGGTTCCCCTTAGGCCACGGATGCTTAGGTTTGATCTCTAAGTCTCCATAATAGAAGTCCCTTGTAACACAATGGATATCATTACCAGCAGTAATGAAGTCAATAGCAGCTTGGCAGTTAGCAAGTAAGGCAGCAATACGAAACTCTAACTGTCCAAAGTCTGCCTCATATAATCTACCACCTTTCCACCTACTAATGAATGCTTTACGAAGCTTAAAGGTTTTATCTCTTTTAGGTTGGTTCTGCATATTAGGGGCAGTACAACTTAATCTACCTGTAGCAGTAATGTGTTGGTTAAAAGAAGGGTGGATTATCCCATTGATACTATACTTCTGTAGTTGGAAGCAGAAGGTATTAACCCACACCTCCAACTTATTACGTCTACTCACTAAGCCAAGAAACTTTCTAGCCTTATCAGGTATCCGTAATTCTAATAGTTCTTCTACCACATCAGCGTTACAAGCAAACCCAGCAGAGGAGGCATACTTATTCTGAGGGGGTAGGGCTAGCCCAGCTATCTCATTAAGTTTAAGATACTCTATGCCAGTACCCTCACAGGTCTTACACATAGGCATCTTCTTATAAGGCTTACCAGCTTTAGTAAGCTTATAGATAGTACCCTTACCCTTACAAGTAGAACATTGATTAGCCTTAGTCTTACGTTCTATAATAGTACTAGTACGAAGCTTTTGTAAGAAGGCTTCCTTCTTGTACACTGTTAGACGCTTAGGTTTAGATACACCATTACGAAGTTCTGAACCTATATTAAAGTCTATCGCCCATTGGCGTTTATCTCTGGGCCTACGACTATACACAATAGCACACAAGTCATCAGGGGAGTTTAGGTTGTAAGGTCTATCCCCCATTAACTCTCGTACCATTTGAGTAATGTCATTATGGACTTGATTAAGTTCTACTTCGTACTCTGCTTTAATTACTTGTAGTTTAGATTGGTCAACATAAATACCAGCCCTCTCCATGTCTACAAGATAAGGGAGAAAGGAGTTGACTAGGTTCAGTGCCTTCTCAAAGTGTGGTTTATTAGTACCACTATTCTCTAAGAACTTACGTTGATGTAAGTACAACTGCATAGTAATATCTACATCATTATCTAAATACTCTATCAACTCTTTATAGGGCATGTCATCTACGTTGATACCTTCATCAAGGTAGTTAGACATTAACTCCCCTTTGTGGCCATTGATACCAGCTTTCTTGACACACTCTTCTAGGCTAGTACCTTCCTTCCTACCACAGGAGAATATGTAGGCAGCTAGCATAGTATCCCAACACTTACCATTGTAGGTAAACCCACACTCTCGTAGCCAAGCTAAGTCATGTTTAAGGTTATGCCCAATAAGTAAGGTAGTATTATTTAATACATCTTGGATATGAGAGAACCCATCAGGTGTAGGATCTGCTTGATTATGATGAAAGGTATAAGAAGTAGGAGTATGCCCCATCTTAACATAAGTATACCCTACAGCTACTAATTTATTATTAGGGTGATATGGATTACCTACCTTTAGAATCTCCTTCTCTTTAACTGGAATGAATGTAACTGTATTCTCTAGGTCAAGTACTGTCTCCATAGTCTCCTCTTATTAACGTGCTCTCTTCATAAATTGTACTAGGTCTAATACTTCACCACTCCGAGTCTCGCCATACCGATCGATAGCAGAAGACATGTATCTATCTTCGTCTATCTCTTCTGTATCCCCGAAGTCATAATCACTATCTAACATCTCTTCAGATTCTAATTCATCAAACTCAAGTGATAAGGTATCATCATCCTCATCCTCAAAGTATGTATCCTCACCATCTCTATCTTCTCCTAGAATCTCACTTAGGATTACAGCCGTTGAACCTAAGGCTTGATTAACTGTGCTACCATAGGAATGAATCTCTGATACAATATGGTCTTCCCGTACTACATCACCTGTATCCACATTTACATATTGGATAGACATAGATGTATTAGTGCAGATAACGGGTACGACATTATCACTACTTAACTCTTTACTCATGTTAGTCCTCGATTCTACTTAGTTGATGGTTTAATCTATACATAATAGGTCTATGAGGACCTTTAAGTTTATTCTTTAAGAAGTTGATAGCCCTTACCCCATCATCCTGTTGTCCCCCTTGTGGGTTCATAGCACCAATACCAAAGATGAAATCAGTGTGAGCTTGCTTATTAGTCTTACTACCATATAATCCATTTAATCCGTAGTATAGTTTACCATCTGCCTCCGCCCCAGCTTGGGTGATATTAATGATAGCTACATTCCTACGGATAGAGATAGCCCTAGCTTCCCTGTATAGGTGACCAAGGATAACGATATCATCCATAGCAGGTTTACCCTCATATGTCAAGTTATCTAATTGGTCGATGATAAGGATGTCAATCTCAGGGTAGTTCTTAAGGTACTCATCCACATCCTTGATATCAGCATCCCCTGTAATACTATCTTTAAGGATATACATATTACCAGTAACTACCTGTCGTTTAGCTTTAAAGGAGTCTATATTCAATAGTGCTTCGTCGAATGGTACTCCCATAAAGGCAGAGATAGCTCTACGTGCTACCATATCATAGCGTTCCTCATTCCTCCACACTGCTACGTTAGCTCCTTGTTCTAGGAAACCTCCATCATTACACATAAGAGATAGGTAGAAGGCAGTCTTTCCACAATTACCACATACTACTACCTTACCGTTACGACGGACGATGATGTTACCTGTAGGTACAGTCACACAATACACCATACCATCGTAGCTTACAACAGTCTTCTGGACTGGTGAAGCTAGGAACCTATCCCTGTCAGTCAAGATAGAGATAGTATGTACATCTTTGAAACCTCGCTTATCATGCATTACAGATTGATTGGTATGATACCCACTAATAGCACAGATAGCAGATACCACATCTGTATTAAGTTTAATGGTGCTATCATACTTAATGCGTGTGTCAGATCTACGAGTAGCATCCCAATAGGATAGTTCCTCGATAAACTCCTTACCCCATAGACCAGATACACCTTGTAGATGTACCCAATCAAATGTCTTAGATGGTAGCTCAGAGACTTGTACGTATATGGTAGTGAAGTTAGGTTTGGATTCTTCGGTGACTACCTTGTAAGTAAGTCTAGCTTCCTCTAGTATCCGTAGTAATCTATCAACCTTTCTCTGCTTACTAAAGCTAAACCGTACTGTGTGATGTCCCCGCTCCCCAGTGCATCCTTTACGAGGGCCAGACCCATCTGCTTGATACGCTATTAGGAATCTCTCATAGGGGGCAAGAGTAGAGAACCCGCTCTCTTTTACCCCAGCTTTAAGCATATACTCTAGAGTAGTAGGAGTAAAAGACTCAGCCTTAGATTTACACATACCTTTAGACTTTGACCACGTAATCATATCATGGTTAGGTGTTACCAACAGGTCTACCTTACCCATCGAATGGGTAAAATGCACCATATCCCCTTGATACGGGTAGGCTATATAATCAGTGGGCTGTACAAAGGTAATTAGTTTGTTCTGATGTACCTGTGCTACCAAATCTTTGGGGGTAAGGGTACTAAATAATTTCCATCCAGTAGCGGTTAATACTTCTGTATCCTCAGAGTAGCAATCGGGCCTTGCCCCTATGATGCCAGAACAAGACTCAGGTAATCCATTAGTAGCACTCTGTAGTAAAGGGTGGTTAAACTTCCACTTATGGGTAGTGTATCCTTCCTCTAATAGTTCCTCTAAACTATCCAAGGTTACTACCTTCTCTAGATACTCTTCCTTCTGCTCTGTAGTAGAGGTACTTAGGTGAGCAATAGTATCTTGATATTCTTTTAGTTGGTCTAATACAGTATCAATAGGTAGGTTACCTTGCTCTACTTGTAATAGACTCTCTAAGGTATCTCGTATAATATTACTAGCTTTAGTACGGATTAGGATATCCCCTGCTAAGGTAGGGTTGTACTCCTCCTCCTCATTAACTCTACTTACCACTCCCTCTAAGATTAATCTAGTGGATGGAGTAGTGGTAGGATGTAAGGATAGGTGGGTATCAAGTACACTCTGAGCTGTAAAGTCCCCAGGGTATTCCTCGTGCATATACTTTAGTGTGCGGTACATACCTCGTACTTCACTAGGGAATACATCATCGTTTGGTAATGAGTCGTGTACCCTAGTATAAAAGTCCTTGGTAAGTAGTGCCTTGAATAATTGTAGACTCACGTTACTCTCCTGTTTAATCCTCAATGTGGGTAGGGTTAATGTAGTTACCTACAATCAACATGAGCAGGAACAACCCTGCTACTGAAAAGATAGATAGTCCCGCTAATATACTACTGTGCATTTGTCTCACCTTTCACTGCTTCCCATGCTGCTTTAATAATACAATCAGCAAGGCTTCTATTTGTAACATCTTCTTTGTTGCATTCACGTGCAATATGAACCGCCAAAATCATCATGTTAACTTCATCAAACAACCTCCGCTCCACCACGTCTATCGCGGCTTGTGCTACTTCATAGGGGTCTGGGTCACTTCCTAATGGCAACATTTCTGCAATCTCATCTACAAGTTTCATTTCTTTAGCTCCTTTTAACATATCGCCATTTTTCTCCACCGTAATCTCCTGCCGTTGCATTTAAATGATCGTGACTGCCAGCATAATACAGATCGTGACACTGACCTAGCAACCACCTATCCAATATTACTGTGTGCCCTGCGGTGAGTTTATCCTTAGTATCTTTGGTCACCTTTCGCTCGCCACAGTTTTTGCATATAAAAAGCCTTGCAACAGCTTTATCCCCAAAGCAAGTGCGAACTTCTACAGATTCCACCATCTCGTATTTATGTAAAAATCCACACTGCTTAAAAGTAAGAGCGGGTTTTCGCCTGAAGTCCTTTATATCTACGACTTTCATTTCTTTAGCTCCTACCATCCAGTTAGTTGTATAAATAATGACGTAACCCAATACCCTATAGAAAAAGTACCAGTAATTGCTAATACAAGGAGCACAGAACCAAGCAAATACGTTAATCCTGTAACGGATCTTTCTATAATTTTACCCATCACTCCCCCAATCATAGTCTTCTTTTAAGCATCGGCGGCAATACTTAGAACCCCCATAGTAGCCTACCCAATCATGCCCTACCTTGTGGCACTGCAACGGCTTTCAGACAAACTCATAAAGTATACCACCTGTTAGACCCGTACAAAGGCATGGTACGACTACATACCAGACGGCATCACACACACTACACATCACTCCCCCTTAATCTTTAATGCGTTAATTGCTGCTTGTGCTGATTCTCGTTTGCCAATACGGACAAGCTCACCTATGTTTTCCCATTTCTTTTCTTCTGGTTGATGGTAGTCCCACATCTGATTCCATAATTCTTTAGCAACCACATCCACATCCTCCTCGCTCTCCACGAAGTCTGGCATGGCAATTATATCCTTTGCCCACGAATCCTCATAAGTAAAACATCTAGTAAAACTTATCAAGTCTTCCCACTTCTCTTTACTGACTAATATGTTTTTCATTAGTTGTTTCCTCATTAATCTTTTCAACCCTTCTGACGCCCAAACATATCTTCATCCAGTCTGGCCATTGGGAAACTTCTTTTTTAACTTCGCGCATAACGTCTAGCAACGAATCAATATAGGCACTCATTTACTTTGCTCCTTCGGCACTGCTACAATTTCGCACTCATAGACGTTGTTGGTTTTGCGGCAATTTTCCAATAATTGATTTCCTTGGCTTGCCCCACACACATAGCCACCACCAATCATTAAACCGACAAATACTAGTAAAAATAATATGCCTAAAAATTCACTCATAAAACCTCCTCAACAACCCCACCGTGAAATCCCCATGTAACAATCTTGTGCGCTAATGCAATCTTAGGAAATGCAGCAAGGTCACGTTCTGCTTTCTCGCGTGAGTTGGCAACGTATCCGCATATTCCATTTGCCGTTTTGTAACTTAACCCATATTCTTCCATAATGTCACCTTCGCCGTCAATCCACCACTGCTGCACACCATCCACAGGTACATCACTTAACAAGCGAAACTCATTTGCCAGATTCAAAGCTTTGGCTTGTTGTTCTGCGTGTTCTTTGGATAGGAATACAGGAGACATTGGTAAAATTACAGGCTCACTCATGCGTTTTTCAAGAACATGTTCTTTACCATCATCACTTGGACATATAAGCCAGTAATTATTACCAACTTCAGGAACCCCCCACACTTTTTTAGCTTGTGGTTTGTATAGCTGCCATTCGTTATCGTAATAGACTTTTTTTATTGTTTTACCTTCTTTTTCCCAATCGCGGTTATCGTGGACATACATGCCCATATCACCAGAATAAGATTCCTCAACCCATATCGGCATCCCATCCTTTAATTCACCCGTGTAAGTTTTCATATTACTCTCCTATATTTGACGCTGTTTTTATAAATTGATATATTCATCATTTATAAATTTTTCATATAGCTTTTTATGGTCACGTCTTTCAAAGTATTTTTGCAGAACATATCCTCTCGACACCCATGCCATACTATCAATAGCATTTATATCTAATCCTGTTTTTTCTGCAATTATATCTCTTCGTGGCGGCAATGATGTTTTATATACTATAATTAAAATTTTAGTATTTTTATCATATAAATATGCTTCAGTGTCGCCCGTTTCCGCTCTGACTACAAAAAGTTTTTTCATCTCACTCTCCTATATTTGACGTTATCGCGTCATTTTCATGCACTCAAAAATCCCACTGCCAATACCGCAAAGGATGATAAGAGGGGTAGCAATGATTGCAATAGTTCCAACTAATATCATGCTGATAAAAGAAATTATTAAATCTAATATGAAAAACATGTTGCTACCTTTCATTTTGATGCTGGTGTCAGGATTTGAACCTGATGTGTATGTCGTTACCACCGTACTGCACCAGCATATTGTTAATCATCCAAAACAGGTGTTAATTTATTTTCAACAAAAACCATTTCAACTACATCGCCAATTGTGAAATCTGCATCTTGTGGAATTGTTATGCTTTCAACTTCATCTGATTCATTAAAACTTTTTTCCATCTTCTTTCTTTCTATTTTCAATTTTATGGTCATCGCGTTTTGCGTTATATTCCATCTTTTCCCACATAGCCCCAGCTAAATCCAAGTTATGTGCGCCTGCGTAATCAAATAGACGTATCAGTAAATC